AATCTGGTTGACCATTCTCTAAAAGATCAGGCATTTTTACATACCTGTATGGTTCATTCTGTACTAATACTTCAACCATGATTTAAACCTCCACCAAATCTTGTCGAATACATTCTAAAATTAAATTATAATCTGCATCTGGATCTTCTCCAACTAACTCAACTTCATTCTGATAGTATCTACATACCTTTTTATATAATTTTGGATGCTTGATATCCAAATAAATTTCCTTGTCTACAGCTGCACGTAATGTGCTGAGATCTTTTTTGAATTTAGTAGTAAGCGTCATTGCTTTGAATCATGTACACACATATTATAAGTCAAACTGATATTAAAGTCAACATCGTTGTGACAGTTTAACAACCGTCATTGTGTGTAGTGTGTATCAGAACTATTGGATCGTCTTCTGAATTATCATCGACTAATCCTTCATCCTTAAGTTTTTTATAATTATAACATCCCTCAAAACTTACTTTAAATTTTGGTTCCTTATCCATTGAATAAAACAAATGTAACAAAATATTTAGTCACTTAATTATCTGAAACCTGATTGTAAAATCTTTTGTATGGGGACTTGTTTTACTCTGTCTATAATATCAGTTTCTATCTTATCTAATATATTAACATCAAGATGCATAAAGGGTGGAATAATTCCTAACATTCTTAACAAACCATCTACAAATAATGCAAGAGTTGTGAATCCGAGAATCATACTAATGACAGTTGCATCACGATTGTGCTTTGCCATTGACTCTTCATCAATTCTTTTTGCTTCAGCAACAGCCTTTTCAACAGCAGCATCAATTAGCACATCTACCTCATCTTTAGTGTATGTGTACTTTCTTATTTTCTCCTCCGTGACTGTCCTTTCTTTGGGGACATCAGTTAAAGGAAATTCTGTAATGAAAGTTTTTATCATGACTGTTGTTTCTTTTTAATATCTATTATAGCAAATTTTTAGTTAATGTCCAGTCGGACGTTTTGCTTGGGTTTCCTCACGAATCCTTTCTAATTCTTGTATTCGATTTAACATTTTTTGTTTTTTCTCAATATCATCTAACTTTTTATGAACATTTTGTAGTTCTTTTTGAATATCCATTCTGGTAAAAAATTCTTCCCTTATGATCTCCTTGTCTATTTCTCCACGACAAGTTATTGATCCAAGTATTTTTATTTAGCGGATTTCAAAATCTAACCGACGAACTTTTCTCATTCTTCTCTGCTCTTGCCATTGCAATTCAGAGTCAGTTAGAGCATCTTTTTTACTTTTTTTGACACCAGAATTAACTATCAAAACTTTTGATAAGTCTTTTGCTGTAATCCTTTCATCAAAAATACTGGTCATATTTGGACAACCGCAACATTGAGATTTTTTATTTTTATTGCTTAATTCTGTATTACAAACTTTACACTTAATAACTAACATTTTAATAATTTTCAATTTACCAAATCACTCTTATTTAGAATCCTTTATTTTTAATAACATAAATAGAAACAAAAGTCTTTATATATCAATGGCAGATAGAATCCCCCTGATAGTTAATAGTACAGCAAATCAGATACAAGAATTACCAACTAATGATACACTATTACTCTCTGGTCATCTTGAGTTTGACGCTACAGTTGCTGGATCTGGTGACATAATAAGCAAAGGTGGTCATGATGCCATATTTGGATTATTCTGTAACACTAGTTTAAATCAATCCAGTAGCATAACTATTAATTGCAGCGATAATACTGGAAGCAGTACCACAAACGTAGCACAATTTAAAGTATCAGGTGCAAGTAATACTCCGCAAGTATTAATTCCTGGTTCCGTAGCATCAAGCAGTAAAACAACTGGTGCATTAGTTGTAACTGGTGGTGTGGGTATTGGTGGAAAACTATATGTTGGTGATGATATAATCGCTTTTGATACTTCTGATGTAACTCTTAAAGAAAATATTACTCCAATATCAAATGCAGTTGATAAAGTTCTATCCATTAGTGGTAATACTTTTAAATGGAATGAGAAGTCAATTTACAGTGGCGAAGAAAGCACTGGCATAATCGCACAAGAAATAGAAGCACTTGGATTACCTGGTGTGACAACTATAAGAGAAAACGGAACAAAGGCAGTAAGGTATGACAGATTAGTTCCATTATTAATCGAAGCAATTAAAGAATTAAATAGCAAAATTGAATCTTTGGGGGGATAAATGGCAATTAAAGCATCTGGATCTTCATTATCATTTAGTGAAATCGAAGCAGAGTTTGGTCAAAACAATGATCGAGACTTAGGAGAATATAGAGTCAGTAAAACCGTAGGTGCATTATCAAATCAACCACTAGATACTGGTATACCACAGACTGGCACAATAAAATTTAGTGAGTTTTATGATAAAAGATTAAATGTAATTATAGATTATCATACCTCTAATGCAAATAATCCAGCTGATGCAAAATCAAAATACGCTCAAGCTAATGATGGAACCACTGGAGAAAGCGAGGGATCTTGGACTGTAATTGGTGGATTTAGAAATCCTCCAACACTTACAGGTGGAACTAAAACTCGAATACATGTTAATAAAACAATTGGTTCTGCAAAAGGCAATGCCACTCACTGTGCTGTAAGAACTGGAACTGGTTGGCAGAATGGAACAGTTTTAACTGTTGAAGTTGGGTCTTCTGGTTTGATAAGTGGTGCAGGAGGAGATGGCGGTGCTGGAGGAGATGGTGGAGGTTCCGAAGAGGAAGTAGCTGAAAATACTG